TAAGAGGAATAAAGAGAAGCAGTGGAAGCCTCGCTTTATCCTTACCCTTGGTAACCATGAGGAGCGTATTAATCGAGCCATTGAAGAAGATAGGAAACTAGATGGCCTTATTTCTGTTTCTGATTTGCCTTATGCTGGTTGGGAAGTTCATCCATTTCTTGAGCCAGTAGAAATTGATGGTGTTTTCTATTGCCATTATTTTCCAACAGGTGTCTTAGGTAGACCTGCTGTTACTGCTAGTGCTATGGTTAGTAAGTTACATGCTAGTTGTGTTGCAGGACATCAACAAGGTAAACAAGTGGCTTATGGGAAACGTCCAGATGGTTCTATGATTACGTGTATTATATCAGGTTCTTGCTATGAGCATGAAGAGTCTTATTTAGATTTCCAAGGCAATAAACACTGGAGAGGTATTCTTATGTTGCATGAAGTTGAGGCTGGTTCTTTTGATGAAATGTTTGTGTCACTCAATTTTTTAAGAAAAAAATATGAGTAGGTCTCCACAAAGACTCGTATATAAAGGATGGGAAAATATGAAATTCTACCATCATGCCATTAGCTTGAAGTATTTGGAGAAGAAGTATGGCTGAGTATCCAAGCTATGAGTGGGGTGTAGAGCAGGGGTTAGTAGAAGTAAAGGGAAGTACTTCCTGGGATGTTGTTAAGGAAGACATTGACCAACGGGAGAGGATGGGATATAATAAGTATGGTAAGTACCTCACAGAGGATACTGATGAGGATATGCTCCAGCATCTTTATGAAGAACTTTTAGATGCTACTGTGTATATTAAAACTCTCCTCCTACAAAGGAAACTTCATGAAATTTGAACGAGTATCTATCCACATTACCAATCATGATGAAAATAATGCAACTGTTAAACTGGAATTCTTTCCTCCCCTTCCCGAAGATGAAAATGATATTGAAGAGCAACCATGCCTGAATGTCCTTGACGTGCTTCTAGATACGCTCACTGAGCTGGGGGAGGCTGACCCACAGGTGGAATACTTGCAATGACTTTTCTAGAGTTGTGTGAGAAGCTTTCTATGGAGGAGGAGACTATTCTCCTTGAGTTGTTGGAGATTACCAGTGAAGAGATTGTCGAAAGATTCCTCGACCGAATTGAAGAAAAACAAGAGACCCTCCGATGGAAAGAAGGATTTGAAGACGCCACCTCCGAGGAAGATGAGAGAACTTCTGAATAATCGGGAATGGGATTGTGAATTGAAAGAAATGTATAAAGGGATTAATAGTGGAACTACCTAGTCTTTACCAGCAAATCATTCATCTATCTCGTTATTCGAGATTTATTCCTGAAAAGAATAGGAGGGAAACTTGGGAAGAGACTGTCAATAGGCTTATTCACTATCTACAAACTAAAGTAGATGCTGATGGGTCTACGTGGATTGAACTAGCTAACGCTATTCTTAATCTAGAAGTTATGCCCTCAATGCGCTTGATGATGACAGCAGGAGAGGCTTGTGAAAGAGACAATATCTCTGCTTACAATTGCTCCTATCTTGCTGTAAATAATAAGAGGGCATTCTCTGAAGCTCTTTACATTCTCATGAATGGTACAGGTGTTGGGTTTAGTTGTGAAAGACAAGAAGTTGCAAAGCTTCCTGCTATTCCTGCTGAACTTAAGCATGTTGATGATGTTATTGTTATAGGAGATAGTAAACTTGGATGGGCTAAGTCCTTTAAAAAGCTCTTGTCCTCATTGTGGGAAGGAGACATTCCATCTATTGACTATAGTAAGGTACGTCCAGCAGGGGCACGACTTAAGACCTTCGGTGGACGGGCTTCTGGACCTGAACCTCTGCGAAGATTGTTCGACTTTACTGTGGAAACTTTTAAGCGAGCAAAGGGTAGAAAACTTAATAGCCTCGAAGTCCACGACATGATGTGTATGGTCGGAGAGATTGTCGTAGTAGGTGGAGTGAGGCGTAGTGCCCTCATCTCTCTTTCCAACCTTTCTGATAGGCGTCTTGCTGAAGCTAAGAGTGGTGCATGGTGGGAAGCTAACTCTCAACGATCCTTGGCTAACAATAGCGTGGCTTATACGGAGAAGCCTGATGCTATGACTTTCATGGAAGAATGGCTCACTCTGGTTAAATCTAAAAGTGGAGAGCGTGGAATCTTTAACCGAGAAGCTTCTCAGCATCAAGCAGCTAAGTGGGGAAGACGAGCTAAAGATCGGGATTACGGAACTAACCCATGCAGTGAAATTATTCTTCGTGATAAACAGTTCTGCAATCTTACAGAAGTGGTTGTTAGAGCGGATGACACATTTGATGATCTTAAACGAAAAGTTGAGCTTGCAACAATTCTGGGAACTATTCAATCCACCCTCACCAACTTCCAGTTTCTCAGTGAGGAGTGGAAAAAGAACACCGAAGAAGAAAGACTTCTTGGTGTAAGTCTTACTGGTATTATGGATCATCCTGGATTAAATAGCAATGGTGAGGGTCTCCCTAAGACTCTTGAAAAATTACGAGGTTATGCAAGGAGTGTAAATGAAGAGTGGGCGGGTAAACTTGGTATTCCTGCCAGTGCTTCAATTACTTGTGTAAAGCCTTCTGGTACTGTTAGCCAACTTGTTGATAGTGCCAGTGGCATTCATGCTCGTCATAATCCGTATTATATTCGCCGCATCCGAATGGATAAAAAAGACCCTATTTACTCGTTCCTAAAGGATCGAGGGGTTCCTGTAGAGGATGAAGCTTTCCGTCCAGAGAGTACAGCAGTGTTTTCCTTCCCTATGAAGGCACCTGAAGGTGCTGTATGTCGTATGGATAAGACTGCTATTGAGCAGCTTGAGCTATGGCTGACTTACCAACGTCATTGGTGTGAGCATAAACCATCAGTCACCATCTCCGTAAAAGATGATGAATGGATGGCAGTGGGGGCTTGGGTATGGAAGCATTTTGATGAGATGTCTGGAGTATCCTTCCTTCCTTTTTCTGACCACACTTACCAACAAGCACCTTATGAAGATTGTACTAAGGAGCAATATGAAACACTCCTTGCTCAAATGCCTACAATTAGTTGGGAGGAGTTTATTGAAGAGGAGGATAACACAGAGGGTATGCAACAACTAGCTTGTACTTCTGGAGCTTGTGAAATATGAGTTGCATAAAACAGTGTAAACTCTCCCCCTGTGGCACCTATTGTCTAGGTTGCAAACGAACTATGAAAGAGATTAGAGAGAATGGAAAAAGTAGAAGCAACAGCAACCCAAATAGGTGATATACTTCTTCGTCTTAAACTTTTAGAAGAAAAGGTACGATATCTAGAAGGTTATATTGAAAATAATAAAATGGCTATTCGTTCCGCTTGGATGAACGTACCTTTTGGTATGGTGCAGAAATGAGGGTAGCAGTCGTCGGAAGCAGGAGTATAAATGATTCTTCTCATGTTTTTTCTCATATCACTCGGTTTATCAAAGACCATACTTTTGGCTCTGTGGTACTTGTTTCAGGAGGTGCTTCCGGGCCAGATAGTCTAGCAAAGGCTTATGCAAAAACTCATGGCTTAGACTTTATTGAGTTCCTACCTTACTTTAGGTTGGAGAAAGGAGGTAAGTTTGACGCTAGAGACTTCTATATCCGCAATATGCAAATCATTGATAATTGCGATAAGGTCCTAGCTTTTTGGGATGGTGTTAGTAGTGGTACTGAGCACGCTATTAAGTATGCTCAGAAACACAATAAACCAGTAATGATTATTAAATCTTAAGGAGTTTTATATGAATTTTGGACAAGCATTAGAAGCAATGAAATCAGGTGATAAAGTTTGTAGAGAAGGTTGGAATGGGAAGGGTATGTTCCTTTTCCTCGTTCCGGGTAGTCGATTTATTGTGAATCGTCCTCCTCTTTTAGGTATTTACCCTCCTGGTACAGAGGTGTCCTATCACGCACACGTAGATATGAAAACAGCTCAAGGAGACGTAGTTCCTTGGCTCTGTTCTCAAACAGATATGTTAGCTGAAGATTGGATGATTATTAAGTAAGCTTCTTAGGGGAGGGCATTTTGCCTTTCCCCTTTTTCTTTTTACAAGCCATTACTGTTTATCTCCACTAGTTCTTTCCTTAAAAGCTTCTGTAATATGTCCCATAAAAAGTGTCTCTATCTTGTCTAGTTTTAACAAGACTGTTTGATACATATCCTTAAAATCTGCTTTACCTACATATTCTTTAGGTAGGTTAACTTCCAGTTGTTTTAGGTCATCTCTCAATTTAGCTTGTGCATCCCATAGAGTTTTAACAAACCATCCAATAACACCAGTGATGACATAAGCCCCCCATTGCACTAGTTCTTCCATAACACTCCCTTTATTTTTCTATAAGTCGCAACAGCACGATGCATCATTCTTACTCTTAATGTAGGCATCCCTATACTTTCCATTGCCTCTCTAAAGAGATTGTCTGCATCTTCTCTTGGGATGGATTGGGTGTCACAATAATAGTCATGTAGTACGGCTGGACGATGGGCGGTATTACCTGTAAACCAATAGGCAAAGGGTAGGCGAGGTACAGAGGCAAAGTCACAAGAATAACCGGTAGGTACAACATGCATATTTCCCTTCTTATCTTCGTAAATAAGTTTATCCCAAAGTCGCCATTCCCCTTGACCATTATTAGCTAGGTCGTCTACCAATTCTACTCTTAGAGGTGTTAAGAATCCATTCATTTCATTCCCTCATGACTCAAACTAAAATGGTTATAGTCTTTAAATCTCCCACCCCAAGTACCTCCTTGAAGTTCCCACCACTCTCCTAGCTCTTTATAACCTTTCTCTCCCCGAAGGTATACACCCTCTCTAAAGAGATTAAGGTCGATAGCTAGTCTAATCTTATGGCAGGACTTAGGATGTCCATAACCTTTAGACTCTCCTACCTCTCCATGTACTCTAGGGTCTCTATAGGTGTCCCCTAGTGTCACTTCATACCCAAGCTCAAAAGCCCTTGCAATGAGGGTGGCAACCATCTGAGCAAACTTCACTTGTTTCTGTCTAAGCGTCATCCCCAATGACCTTTCCCTCAAATTTCCAGATGTTTAACCAAGATAGCCAAGGGCCTCTCTTCTGATTTATAATTTTCTGTTCTTCTGTAGGTACATACTGTGTTACATTCTTATCTAAATCTCTATGTAGGAAGTGTGGAATATAGTAAAGGGGGTGTTTTTTAGTTAAGCCAAAATCCTCTCCAAACCTACTTCTACG